GATCAATCGAATGAAAGATCTGAGAGGATTTTGGGAACATAGTAGGGGTTAAATCCTGCCCATTCACCCAATCCGTAGTGGTAGGTACGACTGTTTTCCAAAACGCAACGCCTCCTTGTGGTGTCATAAGAAAGTAAGTTGCGCTTCCAGCTGCCGCAGTAACCGTTGAGGTTACATACGACTTGATTGTAATAGTGGGACCCGAATGATGATCGGGGATCCCATCGAAAGGCAGATTCTCAAAATCTGGGGCGGCAGTTGCCACCTTCAGGAATGATTCTCCGTCTTCCGAAATGCGTGCCATATTTCAGGCGTGGGGGGGGCTCGGTAAACTTTAAAAGTTTACCGGGCGGCATCAGCAACCATAGTGACGGCCAGTGGATCACTGGTCATCTCTAGGATTGCACGCGAATACTCGTTTCGCTGTGGGTGATTTCGCACATGGTGCAAGAAGCTGTGAAGCGACTGCAGGTCTATGTTGCCATCATTGATCTTTGCCAATAGGTTGAATAGACTTTTTGTGGGGTCTGTAGGTGAGTACATTCCCGTTGCGCGGTCGAAATCATGCGAGCAGAATTCAATCTGTTCGCTAATCTCGTACATTTTCAAGGGATGGCCGTAGCGGCTGTATAAGGCCGCGGCGCCCTCGACTGGCTCTTCCAGGCAGTCGTCTCCCATTGCGAGCGCCCAAATAGCTCCTATAAGCCATGCAAGCATGACCCTGATCCGGGAGTTAGTTGAGCTGGTGTTAAAAGTGCCGCTTTTCACGACGCCCTTGAAGGTTTGGGCGTACATGGTGCCATCTGGTGTGATCCAGAGGCTGCGGCATATGCAGGGAGCACGATTCATAATCAGTTTCGTGTTGGTCTCGTTAGCGCTTTGTAGCAAGCAACGCGCTTCTGCATCCAGGAGTATCTCCCACTCTTGAATAGACCAGTCAAAGCCACTAACGTCACTAAGTGCGACTGGTTTGTTGCCTGACATTCGGTTAACTTTGTCCATTAACCTCTTGCCATCCTGATCTGTGGATAAGCCGATTCCGGGAGCAGAAGGTATGCTGTGCCAGAGGGCTATTTCCACTTTATTCTGAGTGGTGTGTAGTAGTCGATCAATAAGCTGGTCCACCAAAGACACGCAAGAGATAACACGCCACCTCTTGGTCTCGATCTTACGAGGGGGGTGGGGTTCATTCTTTACGATAGCACGTATGGGGTCACACAGTCCCTTTGCT